ATAGCGCTGGACACGTTTTGACCGAACGAGCCGGGTCCACCAAAGCCCGCGGTTACCGCACCGATACCGCCAGAGATCGCAGCACTGATTGCAGCGTCCTTCAAACTACCGCCGTTAATCAGGGTGGCGATGCCCGAACCCACCGCCGCGCCCCAAACCGGGCCAAGAACCGCAGTACCAATGATCGGTAGAACAATCGGGGCAGCCTTCTTGAGAACCTTGCCGACGGTTTTGACCGCGCCCGTAACAACCCTCTTGACGCCCTTAAAAACACGGGAAAGAAAGCCAAACTCCATAAGGCCCGTTTCCGGGTTAATCGAGTTAGCCGAAGCACCCACAACATACTGTTCCGGGTTCTCAATACCCATCTCGCGCAGATGACCAAAGATGGAGTCGCGCAGTTCCGGGTTATTCTCAATAAGCGGGGCAGGAACAACAATCTCACCCGGAGCCAGATGGGCTACAAACTGGTCGCCGCCGCGGCCATACTGGGCCATGCGGGCGGCCTGCTCCTGAAACTCTGCAATACCGCCGGACTCACCGTAGGTCTTGCTGGCTTCCTGACGGGCAAGCTCATCATAATCCTCATCGGAAATGATGAAATCGGCAATACCCCCGTCGGGGATGATTACCTCTTCTAGTTCTTGTTCTGCCGGTAACGCCATTATCCTGCTCCGCCGCCCAAAGCTTCAGGCACTGTTACTTGTATGAATATACTTTTTTCTTCGCTGCCAGTCCACGCATTACCGCAAGACGGACAATTTCCGCTAGGATAGCTGAGAATTTCCTCCGGCGTATCCACTAGGTTATCACAAGAAGCGCATTTCACCGCTTCACGAGACGTAGATGGGCTCCAACGAGAGCCGTCACCCATCACAATAACATTAGAATCAGACATTTAGCACCTACGGTGTAACCACCGTAACAGAACCCACCGCGCCTGCGCTGCTGGATCCCGCCACATGCGGGTTAGAAAGCCTAGAAATCTTGACAAAACCATCGACTTCGAACAGAGCGCCCTGCTCCAAGCCTACATCGTTTGTGGCAAGCGCCGTAAACGTGCCTACGGTGGCCCGCATCTCGCCCGGCTGCTGCTCTTGGATAATGTACGTCGTTAACAAACGCACCATATCCGAGAAATATGTGCTGTTATACGTGTCCGGCGGGACCGCAAAGCGAGGTGGGACAAGACCGCGGGGCATCAGCGTGCTCCATCCGGTCGAACATCAAGCCGCGGCGAACCTAGACGCCATGCGACACCCAGCCCGTCGCTCTCGACGCGGAGCCCAAAGGAGCGGCCTCGGGCTCGGATATTGTTTTGCGTTGCAGATTCCCCCACGGTGGTAGCCGTAGAGCTTGTGTAACCCGTACCGGGGAACCGTTCTGTCTTAATCGTAAAGGTCGCTTGCGGTAGAGCTTGGTCGGTAGAGTTTGCAAAGCTGATGTCCGGTATCAAGCGTCTTGCAAACACGAATTTATCGCCATCCCCTATATCTACGGGACTAGACTCAATATATGCGGTAAAGGCCGACCCGTCTGCATCCGTACCTATTTCGTGGTTGTAGAGATAGCCGTTGTTGAAGCCCGCAACAGGGTACTCTTTCAATCCTCGATCCAACCAACAATCACGGCCCAGATTACCGAAGTACCAGATGTTCTGTTCGTAATTGAAAGTGACATAACTGTCGTTGTCATCCGAGCCCGCAGATGGATAGAACCACGTGATTTCGCCAAAAGAAGTGTTTACGGAAGCAAACACCTTTTCCGCCTGCGTATCGTTAAAGTTACGGAATACTGTATCCCGCACAGTGCAAGGCAGCGCCTTAACCTGACCATCGTATAGATAGAACCGGTTACGCCCCATCCAGAACACCGCATCGCCCATTGCGACAGCGGCGTTAGGGCCAATGATCGTGGTGTTTGCACTGATCTGGGTCAGTCCAAACGTAAACGGTGCGCCGATAAACTGCATCGAATGCACCGACGCATCGGTGATAATCACAACTTCACGACGTGTCTCTACCGCCTGAACAATCTCCGAGCCACTACCGACGACCAAATCACCCGCGGTGTTCTCCGCAGTTGCCGTCCAGTCGGTCGCGTTTTCCTGATCGCTAAAACGAACCAGAAGTTTGTCTTGCGTAGAGCTACCCTCGGGATTACAGCCGAACGCAATCACATGACGGTCACGGTCAGAAACCAGAACCTGACGAGCAACCGTCGGTGCCGAAGACCCCAAGCTGGAAAGGGTTACCGCACGAGCGTCAAGCCCCGAAGAGTAATCCCAGTAATAGACCCCGCCGTCGCGAATATTGAAAACAAGATCCTCGCCAAAATTATCCTGTTTCCAAATACGCATGGTGCCGCCACCGGCTACCGTAGTAGCCGCCGAGCCCCACGTACCACGGCTCCACGTTCCCGCGCCCCAACCCGTACCGGGGACCACGGTGTCAATTCCGACATTGATCTGATAGGCCGCAATAGTGGAGCCGCCCCCGTTCCCGGTGTCAGATCCGTCCGCTGTGACACCGACCGTAATCGTGTAGGTGTTTACAGTAGGGACCGTCTGAATTTCATATTCTTGGTTAAGAACATCAGCGGTCACATTACCGCCAAGGCTCACGGCGTCACTAAACGTGACATAATCTCCCGCTAGTGCGCCGTGCCCTGCGTCCGTAACGGTGATTGTCGAAGAGCTCGCCGTCGCAGAAAAAGTGGCGGTCCCCGTGGTTGTGGAACGTAGGGGAGTTACATCGTTATACGAAAGGCCCTCTTCGACATAGAACTTTTTGTGAGTACCGATCCCCATAAGCTCGTTGCCATCAAGAGCTCGCCAAGCGTGGAGAGAGCGGGGCGTTCCAACAATGGTATTGCTGCTGTATTTCTGCCAGCCGCCAATCTTTTCGGGGAACCCGAACCGGAATCGTACCTTGTCACAGTCGTTCCACCCGCCCTCGTTAGAATAGGCGGTGGTTTCTGTGTTCACACCCGGCTGAAACTGGAGCTTCGTCAGGGTCATCGACGTTCCTAGATGGCGTCAGGCCAGTTGTTAATCGGAGCGTTCCCTGTCGGGTCACCGTTGGCATCGACCGGAACCACAAACAGCGCCTTGAAAGCGTCGAGATCTGCACACGCTGCGATCTGTCCCTCGATGGTGCCCGCCGCCAAACGAACTTCGTCGCGATACGTCTGGATCTCAGCCGGGACCGCAATGCCCGTATCCATCTTGCGAACGTATGCCCAGTCGGTTTGCGCGAGCAGCGAACCCTGCGTCTGCTTGATCTGGGCAATCCACTGAGACTTCAGCCCCGGTGTCGATAGCTGTACCAGTGTGTCTGGGTCGATCACCGGAACGCCGTCTTCGTCAACAGTCGGTACGTCTTCCAGCGCACGCTCGACAGAGGTGTACGCACCCGTAATGTCCGGGCCGGTAACCCAGTAAAAGCGTTCGTCAGGCTTGGCTTCGACAGTGACCTCCACGAGGCCAATGCTGGCCTTATAGCTGGCTTCATAGGTTCCCCACGAAGCAGGGTGCTTCACGCCATTGTCATCGATAAATGAGCGACCTTCCCGGATCACTCGACCGTTTAGTGTCCACATAGTTTTCTCCTACCGAGCCGGGACGGGGGCGACACCATCGCCGCCAAAGGGATGTTCTGCAAATGCCATGAAGATGTATTTTTGACCACTGGTGTTGACAGCGTTGTGAGCAGTTCTGAGCTTGAACCCATTCGATAAATAATCGGCGTACCGATTTGAATCACTGTATTCAGCAACACTTAAATTGGCGAAAAGATGCTTATCAGCGACGTTGTACGGGTCTCTAGTAGTGTCCTGCATGGGCCAATCTTTAGTTGTGGTGGCCTTAATTAAAACCCAAGCAGGTCTGAACCCGCACCAAACAAAAGAGCCATCTGTCGAGCCGTTTCCGGTGTAGCTGCCAATTTTGCTAAAGCCTTCGACTTCTGCGAAACAATAGGCGATGTAATCTCTTGACGCATTATTAACATAATTTGAAGTAGATAAGGTAAATACAGATGACGTTGGGGCTGTACTTGCCCAGTTATCAAATGAGTTCTCTGCACCGGTAGTGTTTAGATACAAGCTGTAGCCGGGCGTTAAATCTATGTGATAAGTCGGCCAGTCGGTAGCAAGACCTGTTATAGTTTTGACTATAAGCATTTTTGGAGCAGCGTTGATACCATGCCCCACTGTCGCACCGCTGGTTCCGTTTCCTGAATATTTGACAATACTAAATCCTGCCGTCTGATCGGCAAGTACGGTGGAAGTGATTGTCCCATCAGTGTTGCTGCTGCCTGACCCAGAAGTATCGGTCATCCAGTTCCAGCCGACATAGGTTTGCCCAGAAGCGTTGACGTTGCTGCTGCTGCCTAGCTGGAAGCCGTCGAGCAGGAATGTCTGAAGACCGTTGGTGTCGGTTGTCGGGAGAGAATTTGTATTAGAACTTAGATACTCTTCCGGGCCGCGTACACGGTCGTAAATCTGGTGGTTGTACGTGGTGCTGCGCGACTTGATCCAACTGAACGCAGAGGTGTTGCCACCAGTGAGCGGGAGGTTGTCTGTGTTGAGTTGGTTAAATCCGGTTGGGGCGGTATAGCTAAAGGCTGACTGACCGAAGTTAATAGTTACATCAGAAGAATTTCGACTTCTAATATACGGCGTCATAGCCTGACCAGCCGGGCTAAAGCCGGTTGTTTCTCCTGTCCCGTTCGCGGGATCACCGCTGTTATACCACGTTCCGTTTTTACCGATCCAAAATTTATCGGCGTCCATATCAAATGCAATCATCACAATATCAGATGTTGTGTAACTGAACCCCGACAGCGACGTTGTGGTTCCGTTTACTGTTATAGAACCAGTCCTGTCGATGGTAATTTTTGGCGACGTGGCAAAACTCTGGGTCTGTATTCCGACGCAAGGGTTGCTTGTTGCACCATCAGCGGCATTTATCGTGTATTCGACATACCACTTACCACTAGTTACATACAGCGTAGAATTAACGTCTGTTGCAGTAGCTGTTGCATCGGCATTTAAGTTGCCGTCTTTCAACGTAATACCCGCCGCAGGGTTCATCTCATTGGGGTCAAGCGTGGCATAGTTTTTCGTGGGTGTATCGAGCATCTGATCGGTAGACGCCAAACCACTGCTGGTAAAATCATTGGCATTACCAGAGGTGTCGTCGCCTAGCGCAGCAGAGTCACCAAACTCTAGGAAGAACCCGTTGGTTCCATAGCCGCCTGAGTAAGCCTTCGGAATCCAGCGGTTTGTCGAGGAGTCATATTGGCCGAAATCAGAAGCAGCTAATGCCTGACCGTCAATGAAATGCACGTCGGCCATGTAGCCGTCATAATACAAAGCTGAGTAATCTAGTTTGCCTACATAATGAGCAATAGCAGAATTTATTTTACTCGCAGTGCTTTGAGCAAACGGGCCGGTAACATAAGTTCCTGCCTGTAAAGCCCCATTAACATAAATTTTTAATCTATCTGCTGCTGTAGCATTTGCTGAATCATATACTAAAACAATGTGATACCAAGCAGACGAATCTTTATAAACCTGAGTGGTTTGGAATTGGACATTGTATGAACCACCGTTTATTTGCGAAAACTGTAAACCATCACCTGCAAGAAATTGAAGATTACCAAAATTGTTACTTGAGCCGTCTCCCCCATTAAAGAGATAACTACTGCCCAAATTTCCACGCTTTACCCATGCACTCCACGTCCATTGAAGATTGTTTGTAGGCGTAGAAAGGGTTTTACTCAGATACGCCGAATCATTGTCGTTAAACCGAGCCGAGTTATCTATCGTGTACGTTTCCGTGATCGACTGGAAACTGGCGATGCGCTGACCGCCGCCGTTGCCCGTCCATGTATAGCTGTTGAAATTGTTGCTGCCGTCAGCGATTGCAGGTTCGGGCAAGTTGGCGGTGGACCAACCAGCCGAACCTGTTGGTAGATTGCCAAAAGTAGACTGACCAAAATTCAGCGTAATATTTTCAGTGCCGCCTGTGTTATTGCGGTGAGATGCCCCAAAATTCCACGTTCCTGTCAGCCCCGTTTTGAGTGCAGTACCGCTGTTTTGAATTGTACCGTTTTTGTAAAAAAACAATGACCCAGCATTAAGACGCATACCGATAACGTCTCCCGCTGTAAAGCTATCGCCATATGCAGAAAGAGAACCATCTGCCATTTTTTGACCGTCATTCCGATAACCGTAAGCATCTCCCGGATACGAAGAATTTATGCTAGATACATAACCATTAGACGCCCAAACATTTGGAGAGACAATTCCTATCTCAAGCCCTGCCCCTGTATGGGTGTTGTATGTCGTTTCCATGTAGGTATCGTCAGACGCATCGACGGCAATGGTGCTGCGGAAACCCGAATGGTTTGAGCCGGTAGCTAACGCAATAGTCAAATTGCCGTCGCTAAAAGTAGAAGCACAAGTAGATGTCCCAAGCTGCGATAGCGGATTAGCTGTGCTGTAGTTATCAGTCGGGCTATCGCTAACCTGATCGTCCGAGGTCAGCCCTGACGATGTGAAGTCATTGCCGTTGCCGGAGTAATCCGCGCCGAGATCGGCACTGTCCTCGCCTGTGATATAGAAGCCGTTGGTGCCGTAGGTGCCTTCGTAGGCTTTCGGAACCCACACGCCGTCGTCGTTGGTTTCACCGAAGTCAGTGGGGGCTAGGGCTTGGCCGTCGATCCAATGAAACTCTGAAATGTATCCGTCGAAATACTCTGAAACAGCATGTCCCGAAATCTGATACGTTGTTCCACTATTGTTGAAAATAGTATTGTAGTTCAGAGACGGATAACCAGATGCAGAAAACGAAGTTATTTGAACGCCGTTCTGATAAATTTTAACGCGTTCGGATGAAGTAGCCTGAGTTGTATCAACTGCGACAACCATATGATACCAAGACGAAGCATCCCTAAATAAAGCAGTTGTGCGAAGGTCGGCACCTAGATAAACGCGGAAAACATCCTCGACTCCGTTGTAGCCGAACATAATCCAATTGTTATTTCCGCTATCGTGAAAAATTCTTTGGTTGCTATTAGCTCCACCACCACCATAAAACGTGCCGCGCTTCACCCACGCGCTGAAAGTCCACTTCTGTCGATCACCAGTAGCACCAGAAGTGCGGCTCATATACGCCGAATCATTGTCGTTAAACCGGATCGACTGGTCGATGGTGTAACCGCCAGCAGAGACCTTAGTGTTGCCTTGGATCAGGGCCATCGACTTGTCCTATGCAAACGCCGCGCTGGTGGTGACGTAGGCGTTCGTTCCATCATCGTAGTAAGAGAGCCAATATGTGCCTGCGGTGCTGATCGTCGTGGCGAGGTTGGCATCGCCCTTGGTCGTCGCCGCAAGGCTGATCGCGTGACCGCCGGTGTTGACCAGCAGGATGTTGCCAGACTGCCCGGCGGTGTGGTTAGTGAAGGTCAGGGTGCCGGTGCCGGAAGGTGTGCAGGTAAAATTATTGCCCGCAGACTCATCGAAACTGAGGTCATTGTCCGTGGTCGGACCCGCATACGCAGCGCCCGTGATCTCGCTGCCAATAGAGATCTTGCCCGTGCCGTTACCAACAAGAGTAACATTACCGTTGGTCGTTGCCGCGGTAACCGTATTAGCTTTAATCGTGGACATTCCTTAATCCCCCGGCTTTGTCGGCCACGTCGGGTTGGACGGGTCGGGTGTATTGGCGGGCAAATCGCGCAGTGCTTGGCGATAGGCTGTCTGCTCGGCAGACATCGTGCGGTCAGAGACGGCCCACCAGTCGGTTTCGCCAAGAAGCCGGTCACGCTCGGCCCGTAGCGCAGTCATTGCTACACTGTCGGTTGCCGCTGACAGCGCCCCAGACACTGCGCTCCAAGTCGTTAGAGCAGCGCCGCCCTGCCACGTTACGTTGGCTGCAAATGAGGCTTCATCGTTGGTCTGGCCGGTGACACTGAAGCGCCAGACTTCGCCATCTGGCTGGAGGCCGAGGATGGCTTCAGTGATTGCTATGGCGTTGCTCACGGCGTCACCTCCATTACGATAAGACTACAAGTTCCCACGCCTTGTTCTTTGTTGTTGTAGTTGTAACCGCCGGAGTTCTGCACCAGCGTAGAGTTCGACAGGGATCCTCCGAAATGGTTGGCATAAGCCTGTAGCTTGTACGTTGTGGCGCTGGTTGTGGCGGGGCTGTCTAAGAACAACGCAGAAACGCCCGTTGGCTTTGAGTAATCGCCAGCCAAGGAAGCCGAAGAGTGCAGCTCGCCCTCGGTGCCGTTGCGTGTTGTGGCATCGCCTGACCCAATCTCAGTTGCCCCACGCACCAATTTGACGCCAAGGTATTGAATACTACTGTTAGTGCTGTTTCCGGTAAATAAGCCCATAACCAGTATCTTGTTTGATGCGCTGGTCGGCGTAATTGAAACGCTCAGAATGTCTACGGGGTTGTCCACGTTAGTGTTCGCATGGGTGGTGTAGGCATCGCTGTACGCCCCTTTGACTTGCACGACACCAGCGTCGGCAACAGATGCAAACGAGAGCGTGCCACTGCCGTTGGTCTGCAAGAACTGAGACGCGCTGCCGTCTGCATCTGGAAAGATCAAGTTGGCGTCACCGAGAGCAACTTTTCCGGTGCCGTTACCTTTTAGAGATAAGCTCGTATTCAGATCCGCAGCGGTAACCGCGTTAGCTTTAATTGTAGACATGATTTACGCCTCCGGCTTCGTCGGCCAAACGGGATCAGCCGGATCGCTAGTGGTTGCGGGTAGGTCGCGAAGCGCCTGACGATAAGCAAGCTGCTCGGCTGAAGCTGTACGATCCGGCAGTACCCACCAATCCGTCTCGGCCAGCAGGCGATCTCGCTCGGCGCGCAACTCGGCCCAAGCGCGGTCGGTTTCACCTGCCTGTCTAGCGTTTAAATCAGCAAGTTCATCGCCGGTTATTTCAACGGTGGTTACCAGACCCGTCCTCAAATTAACTTCTAGCTTATTCGCCATTACATCCTCACTCGTAGCTAATTTGGGCATAGCCCGTCATGTTGTAGCCGAAGGTTCCAAATAGCTTGATCTGTGTTAATTCTCCACTTAGCTCTTTTCTACCGGCACTAAAATCATGCCTGTTGCCCGTAATAATGGCCTGATAGGTCCACTTGTTGCCCTCGACGCGAGTATATTGAATCATACCCGCCATGCCCTGCGTCGTTGATCCAGAGGTTTTGTGCCGGAACCTGTCAGTCCCTGAATCATCTTGCTCCGCATAACTTGAGACTTGGTTGACATATCCAGAAGTCTCTATGCCACCGCTGTCGCCCAACTGAGTGCAAAGCGTGTCGCTGGTCGCAAAATCTATGTCCCAGACCGAAACTTCAACCCGCTCAGTTCCAGACGGGATGCCACTAAATGTAACACTAGCGACACTCTCTAAAGTAACAGGTGTACCGTAGGTGCGTAGGGCAAGACCTGTAAGAGACGAACCATCGCCGTCTGTGCGGAGCAGGTCGCCAGACCCGCTGCCCGCGTTAAGCGTAGCAGCCGTGCCAAGCGCAGTGCCGTTTAGTTTCGTGCCCGCCTCAAGGTTGACCTTGCCCGTACCATTGCCAGCCAGCGTTAGGTCGGTGTTGGATGTCTTTGCTGTAACAGCGTCTACGGATAGGCTGCTCATTGATCGCTCCTAGATGATCGAAAGGTTGCCATCAACGGTCAACGTCGTACCGCTAGCAACAGACAGCGGCCCCGTTGCAGAGGCGTTTTCGGTAGAGGTAATGGTAACGTCAGTGTTTAGCTCTTGCTCGTTAATACGGAAAATGTCGCCGGGTCCAGTACTCGCATCGCCCGTGGTGCCGTTGTCCCCTTTGAAAAGACCACCACCCGACGTAAAAGGGGAGCCGTTCTGGGTAAGATTTCCAGTGAAATCAATGTTTGTAAAGTTACCCTCCGCTGCGGTAGTCGCACCGATAGTGGAATTATCAATGGTGCCGCCGTTGATGTCCGCGGTAGTCGCGGTCAGAGAACTAAAAGTGCCCGCCCCCGCGCTAGATCCACCAATGGTGGTCCCGTCAATGGTGCCGCCGTCAATGTTTACGGAGCTCATGGCCAAATTGGCACTGAAGTCAGAAACCGCGGCTCCCGCCCCCGCGCCGTCGGCGTAAATTAGTTTAGAGTCGCCATTGGCAACCGTGACGTTGCCACCGCTACCCTGTGAGAAAACAGCGTCTTGACCAGAGTTGTTGTATACAAAGTACACCTTCTCTTGGTCATTGGGATCGATGGTGATCGTGTTCGTTCCCGAAGGAGAACCGCCCAAAACCAGCACCTTATACATGCCATCAGACAAAGTGCCGTCGGTGGTCGTCAAGGTATGGCTTGTACCACTAAGCGAAATCGCGCCGACGCCGTTAATGGCGCGGTCCACAATGTCCATATTGACATTGACGGTATCACCCCATGTACCGGACTGGTCTCCGGTAGCGGGCTTTTCAATGCCCAAGTTAGAAGTATAGGATGAAGTCATCGCCTTGTCCTTATGCCGCTATTTGCACCCAATTAGGTGTTTGATTTGGTGTAATCGTCCCCCAATCGGGATTTTGGTCAGGAATTATGGTTCCCCACACCGTGACTTTACCAGAAGAACCCGTTGCGGACAAACCACTTACTGCGATGTTTGCCGATCCAGTTGCAATAACCGAACCAAGGCCCGTTGTTGCGGAAAAGCCCGTGACGGGTACATCAACGCTGATCTCAACCGTTACCTCGCCTTCGGAGGCCGTGGCCTCGATCCCGGTGGGTAGTACGGTTATACCAAAGACGACTTGTACGGTTCCTACGTCGCCCGTGGCCTCTAGGCCGGTAACAGGAGCGTTAGCGCCAGCCGATACGGTAACACCGCCTTTTGCTGCATTGATTATATCAGTGGAACCATTTGTCCCATCAAAATGAAGTAATACTGTGGTGTCAGTATCTAATGAAAAGGCTGCTGTTGGTTCAGTGAAAGACGTGCCCCCATAACGAGCAACAGTGGACAATCGTGTTTCATCAATATACCCGTTGAAATCACCAAATCCGTTCTTTCCAACAGCAAAAACACCATCATCCGGGCGGTTCCCAGTAGAACTTGATGCCTCTAACACTCCGTTTATGTAAAGCCTGTGAACATTCCCTTCTCTTTCAACAGAGATCATAGTCCAGACATTTGCAGAAATTCTGGTACTAGATAAGAAGAGTGTCGTTGACCCGCCGACAACGCCTTGAACCTGATCCCCGATCAAATACACATCAAGTCGAGTGCTTGTACCTGACTGCCACAAACCTTTGTAGCCTGTAACACTTGTCGGACGAATCCACATATCTACTGTGAAATCACCGGAACTTAGGTCAATGTTTTCGTCAGAGGTTACAAAGTCATCTGTGCCATCAAGCAGTAGTGAAGCAGAACCAAACTTAGCTTGGGCTGTTGAAAGCTGGGCAGCACCATCTGCTGTAAATGCAGGTCCATCATAAATTACTGTAGTAGCGCTAAGTCCTGTGACCGGAACCTGTGCATCGCTTACAACCGCAACAGAGTTCACGATCCCGGTTGCAGAAAGACCCGTAACCGCTACATTTGCGACACCCGTAACAGCAACAGAACCAACACTGCCCGTAGCAGAAAGGCCCGTAACAGGAGCGTTAGCTTCCCCTACTACGGTAATAGAGCCAACACTGCCCGTAGCAGAAAGGCCCGTCAGGACAACCGGAAGCGGCTCTCCCCACGCGCCCTCTGACCACGTACCGCGGCCCCAGCCTGTTATATTTGCCACGGGCCCAGTTCCTTAATTAAGCAATGCGAATGATCGCGTTACTCGCATCAGCCGTCGGGAACTGAATGGTGAAATCGCCCGCAGACGAGCTCTTGTCGCCGCCAAACGCCAGAACCACAACAGATGGATCGCCCGCTGCCGTATCGTTGTAGATCAGTGCCCCGTTAGCCGTGATGGTGGCCGCCGAGAAGGTCAGATCCGCAAAATCGGTCAGAGCGGTCGTACCGCTGGTGGTCGGGGTGACGTTGGTCAGAGTACCGCCGCCCGCGCTATACCCGGTGCCGCTGGCCTCGTTGGTCGCGGAATAAGCCGTGGTAGTCGCATCCAGCGTGGCCGAGCTCGTATACAGAGCCAGCTTGAAGGTGTTGCCCGTTGAGGTGGTGAAGTCATGCGTGCCCGTCATCAGTTCTTTCTTGAACGACGTGCACATTGCCTGCGTGATTGCCATTAGAGCCTCCTTATAGCTTCCGCAAGTTCAGGGTGCCCTGCGTCACACAGAGCGTTACAAATTGTAGTTCTATCACTCTTGATAGCTTCTCGCATATAGAAAGCTACCACTTTCTCCATGTGACGCTTAAAGGCGCGAGCTTGGTCGCGTAGAGCCGGGTGAGCCGTATCTGAAACAGAGATCAGCTTTTCAACACACCTCTCCGCCACCTCGTCCGGAGAAAAACCTCGATTTTCCGTGGTTTTCACCGTTACGATGGGTTCTTCCGGGACACTTACCTCGAACTTAAACATCAGACTTTATCCCGGACAATCAGACCTGTGCGATACGCATCGGTATCTTCGATGGCCTCGCCGTAGTTCTTCAACTGACCCAAGCTGTTAACGAACTGCTGGGCGTAGTTCTGGATCACGTCAGGCTCACCCTTCATAAAGGTATAAGCCTCCACGAGGCTACCATATAGCATCGTAACGGGAGCGTTTTGGCTCAACCACGTCGTTCCGGAGTCGCCCTGCGTCGTCAGGCTGGCCGGACGATACAAATAGTGGATCTCTACGGTGTAGTCCGCATCGGGGGTGGGGGCCAAGATAAAGTTATCTACGTCGAAATAGCCGTAGTACTTAGGCGTTCCCGTCGAAGCAGAATTGGGGTTGTAGGACTGCAAGAAGTTTACATCCTTGTACAGAAGGAACTCCTTGTTTGACCCGTTGACCACAGACATAGAGTACGGCGCAAGAAAGTCCGAAGGAGCGGCCAGATACTGGTTACCCGTTGTAGCGCTACCGGATACGTTCTTACGAAAAACCGTAAGCTGAACACCCTTGAGGATCCGCTCCTCGGTGTTCTGAATGAAGTTATCAAGGTTGTTGACGAAGGTCGTTTCGTCGTTTTCCGTGTAATCCTGAATAGCTTGTTTAAGCTCAGAGTAGGTATAGGTCATGTCGTCACCACAGTCACAAAGCCAACGCTAGAGACAAGGTGCGTATCTACACCTCGGTCGGGAAACCCACCCCCACCGACCGGCACATCCATAGGTTCTACACGATCAGGCCGAGCGTTCTTCAAAGCCTGCGGGTCCGTAACGGGTGGATACGGGTATAATTGCGGATGCTTGGGCTCGTACTCATCCTTGCCCACCAGCAGGCCATTCCACTCTTTTCGCATGTCCTGATAGCGATAGCGCTGACCAGAGCGATCCGAAATAGCGTAAGAGT